AATTTAATGCAGCCCCAGTTGTATCTATTACAATAGGCTTTGAAATATTTGTACCAGTATCATGTTCTATAATACCTTGCTTAGTAGAGCTTTTAACAAACCAATAAATTTTATCATTTTCTTCATCAGCTATTTTACCAATACATTTTGCATTATTGCCAAATTTTGATTCTTCTGATAAATCTGTTAGTAATTTAGTACCTCGAATATTTTGAACTGTACCAGCATCTGATTCATTCGTTGATGATACCTGGATATTTTGCGCATCTGTATACTCACCATCAGGAATTAATCTCTCATCGAGGTCCTTATTCATTTTTCCGCGTAGGAAAACCTTTTTTATTTCCGGCATTTAATTAATGTTTAATCTGCTTAGACTTACCTCTCATTACTTGAGTAAGCTCTTTTAATTTAAGGTTGGATAATCTTAGTTTAGCATTACGCATTGCTGCTCTTCTGTCTTTTCTAAACCTATTTACTATGTATTCTGGTATATTTGCTTTTGTAGATAAAATAGCGTGTGCTATGTATTTATATATTGCTTCTTCTGCAAGTTTGTGTATTTGCATTTCATTATCAGTACCAAGACCATCAGATATATATCTTAATGTTATAATTTTCCCCGCTAAATTGCTACTAAAACCAAACTGGCCGTTTGCTTCGTCAATTATAAATACTCCGTTTAATTGTGTAGTTTCTGGATCAATACCAAATCTTTTTCCTTCACCAATCATTGCATTTCTATCATTATCTGAATAAAAATAATCATCGTTTAAATCTGTATTTGGTACATTTTTAAATCTTTCTGAAGTAATTGAGGTTGATGTTAATATAGATTCATCATTATCATATAAATATTCAGCTGTGTCATCTTGTAATATCGGTTGGCTTGGTCTTGATGTTATTTGGGATGGGTATATTATTCTTTCAAGCCCGTCACCATCAATCCAAGCTAATTGAACGTAATTAACGTAATCTTGAGGCATTGGTATTGTAAGAGATGCCCCAACTTCTACTTCTTGTATTTTTTCAATTCTTGATATATCATAACTAAATTCCTGAATTGCTCTTTTAGCATGAAATAAAACATCAGATCTACTTGCAATATTAATTATTTTACCATTACCAATATAAGACACTATAAAGTTGTTTATAATATCATTTAAAGCAATATATCTGTATGATCCATGCTTTATGTTTTTAAGCTTAATTTGTATAGCTGTCCCGTTTGCTGGTGCTGATGAAAATGTTACAACACCTGTGCTTGAATTGTAAGTATATTGATCATCATCAATTTCATTTCCTCCTTGATATACTATAAATTCACTTTCTGCAGATGGCAATGGGTCAAATGTAACAGTAAAATTAACTGTAGAACCATCACCAGTAAAATTATTTGCTACTGTGTAGTATTCTTTAGCTGTTTGTGTTATTAGTCCCATTTATTAAGATTTTTCTTGTGTTATTTTTTTAGTTTCTTTTGCATCTGCTAATTGAGCTATATTAGGGTCTTTAATACTGACGCCTGTATATAATAATATTTTTAACACAACATTCGTTTCTTCAGAAGGATGCAATTCAAAATTTTGTGATTGTCCTGCGTTATATAAAGCTGTACCATCTACCATAGTATAACCCCACTCAGGCGCTGACGGCTTTCTAGTATATGTACATGTAATTCCTGATATAATTGATACAGGATATACTTTTATATTCCATTGCAATGAAGTATTAGCTATACTCTGTATGTATACTGGATTGTTTGTTGTTGGATTAGTTAATTTAGAACTAGTATATTCATTTAATGTTTTTTTATCAACTTTTTCTAATTCTATATTATTATATGTTAATGTCCCCAATTTATGTAAATCAGAAGGGATTTGGAAAGAGTCTGTTGAATAAACAAGAGTAGCCTCTTTTTTAAATTTACTCAGTTTTTCATCAGTTATTTTATATAAATCAGCATATTCAGTATCATTAGGCGCTAATCTTTTGTATTGATTTAAATCAAAAAAATACTGCTCAAAAATTTCAGCCTGAGCTTGATTAGCAAAAAGATTGAACTCTTGCGGAGTCAAATATCCTCTATTTTCTTTGTTTATAATAGCAAGTACTTTTTGATAAACTGTATTTATATTAATCATTTTTTATTTTTTATTATAGTAATAGCCACGATTACAGTGGCCATCACTATAATCTGACTTTACTTAAGTCTTTTTTCTATTGATTTATATACTTCTAAACCTTCATCTGTTTTTAAGAAAGCTGTAAAGGCTGAGTAAGGATGCTCATCAAATGGTACTGTCATAATTTTTTTATTTGTTGACACCCATTTAAATGTTCTTTGATCATCAGATAATTTTAATATCCCTAATTCAGCTGCTTTAATAGCCATATTCCTAATATTAATATCATCATCATTTGCTAGTTCTAAGAACAGTTTAGGATCATTTTTAGCAAATAGTAATAAATCTCTTTTTATTTCTTTAGAAGTCATCTTAGATACCTCAGAACCAATGTTTGATCTTACTATTGCTTCTGCTTGATCAATATCCATTGATTTTGCTGCATTTAGTGCATCAATTTCAAGCTCTATAATATCTAATTCATCTTCTGCTTCTTGTTCTGCATCAAATTCAGCAAATACCCTTCCATTATCTGGGTGATATAATGACATTAATTTTTGCAGAGTTTGTTTTTCTTTAGGTACAATTAATACACCGTCTTCAAAAACTATATGACCAAGTCTTGCGTCGCCTTTAAATTCATCAACGAAACAAGTTTTTTGGTTTAAGGTATATTTTAATTCTCTTTCAAATCCTTTTTCTTTATCGAACCAAAATATGTTTTTACCTTTTATTGTATATGTAAGCGGGCTTTTCCCGTTTATTAGATAGTATGATCTATCTTTTATCTCCCATTTAGGGGCTGTTTTTGTTTTTGTTGCCATAATATAATAAGATTAAATAATAAAAAAATATAAGAAATCCCCGACCGAAGCCGGGGTAATTCTCATATTAAATAAGGATTAGTTTAATAACATAAAGTTATTAGCACCTTGTACTACTAAACATCTTTCAGATAAATAGTGTACCTCCATTGCGTCTAGATCAGATGTAGTCGCACCACCTACAGAACCTGTAGTCCAAGACTTCATTCTTCTATCGTCAGCTTGAGAAGCCCTATATCTAACGTGAAGGAATGGTCTTTTGATGTTCTTACCTAATGTTTGATCGTAAACAGTTGATGTTCCAGCAGGAGCTAATACACCTCTAATGTTAGTGAATGAACCACCTGTTGTAATATCATTTAAGTATTTCCAGTCAGTTTTGTAGAAGTCATAAGAACCTCTTCTGAAACCAGAGAAACCTAAATTAAGTGCCATATCTTCGCTGTTTGAGAAAACACCGTAAGATGTACCACCTGTACCATAAGAATTTTGAGCCGCTAGCATATCGTCAATGTTTAATGCAACATCTCTGTTTACAAATAACATGTTTTCTTCGATAGCACCTTGCGTATCTAATTTCTTAAGAATTTCATCGAAGTCAGCTAAATCTTCAGTTGCTGTGTTTCCATCAACACCTGCAGTTACGTGACCTCTATCTTCAATTGCTGCGAAAAGACCTTCAGTTCCACCAATTCCAGTTACACCAGCCGCACCAGAACCTGACACTGCTAATTCGCCTTCTACCATTGACATTTCTAAGTAATCCTCGAATCTAGTTCTTGTATCACCTTCTGCCTTTAGGTACCATAGGTAACCTGATTGACCGTTTTCACCTGTAATTTCTACCCAACCAATTTGAGAAGCATCAGATCCTGAAACCTCATACTTATCTTTTAAAATAATTGGTTTGTTAGTAAACGACTTGAAAGATGGAGTTACCGCACCTGTCATACCTGTAGTAGCTTTTGCAAATTCTGAACCGATAACAAATAGTGTTACTGTTTCACCGTCTGTAAAAGTATTACCTGAAGTATTAAATGCTGCTGCACCGTATCTTTTAAGTGTTAAAGTTGTAGCACCTGAGTTAACAGCTGATACATATGCGTTATCAATTTTACCTGATGAAGCACCTTTAATTTTTACTGTTTGTCCTACTCTTACAGCGTGAGTACCTGATGCTGCAATTGTTACAACACCTGTTGCAATTACAATAGTACCTGTATACTTTAAGTGTAGTCTACCTTGCTCTGACCATACTACTTGATCTGAAGACATAGGCATTTCAGCACCCACCATTCTTAAGAAGCTAGCGATAGATCTGTCTCCATATCTTTCAACTTCTGCTTCGTATAACTCTGGTAAGTATTGCTGAGACCAGTCGTTTGAACCACCTGTAAATGATAGGTAGTTAGTCGACAAAGTTTGCTTTACTGGAGCTGGAACCGCGTTTAAATTGGATCCGCCAGTAGGAGTTATTACTGCCATTTTGTTTTATTTTTTTAAAGTTATTGTCTAAGTTTAATTTTTAACTTTGAACTATCATCACCAGTAATTGCTCTTATTTTTACACCCCCGGTTTCAACTGTGCCAGTTTTACGTGGATCCATATTTATATTTTTGGATTCAGCATCTAACTGTTTAATAGCATCAGCTTTACCTTGCTCGTAAAAATGATTTGCAATTGCATCTGCATTGTCTGCAACAAATAAGGCTTTATGATAACCAGCCGCATCTTGTAACATATTATCTTTACTGATATACTTATCTAATACTTTTAATATGTCGGACTGTCTATCTTTTACCTGTTGTGCGTCTTTAACGTTGAATCTATATTTTTTGTCAGCAACTTTAAATTCAAAACCTTTGAATTCTTCATTGAAAACTTTATTAGACTCGGTGTTAAAATGCTCAACTTGTCTTTCTTGTAGCTTTTGCTGTTCTGATTGCTCAGAGTTGTAAGTATTGAAAAACTCAATAGCTTTTTGTTGATCGCTGGTTAACTTAGAACCCAACTTGACTTCCTCGTAGTATTTGCCCTTTAATCCTTCCAAATAGCTTTTAGCTTTTGCAATTTCTTCTTTATAAGCGAGTTTTTTACGCTTAATATCTTTTGGTTCATCAACTTCTTCATCTACACTAAAATTATCTTCAATTAAAAAATCAATTTCATCTTTTGTAAGATGTGATTTAGTTTGATTATAATATTGATATAATAAAGTTGAATCGTCTATGTTAGAATAATCTTGATTAATTTTTACATAATCTTCTAACGTTCCTCCAGTTTCATTCATAAAGTCTACAACTTTTTGAATGTTTTCTGGTAATTCTGTTGCTGTATCTTGTGCTGTTTGTACAGCTTCTTCTATTTCTTCCTTAAGTTCCTCTACTGGATCTTCAAGCTTAGGCTCTTCTTTTATTCCCGACTCTTCTTCTTCTATAACTTCTTCTAAAGTTAATTGCTCTTCTTGCTGTACTTCTTGCAATTCCACGTCGGCTTCTTGCCCATCTTTTTCATCCGTGCTGCTTCCGCGTAACACGCTTTCATCTGTGCTTTGTTCTTGAACGGCATCTGTTTCTGTTTTTGGTGGTTTACTTAAATCCACTTTATAAACACCATCTTCTAAAGATGTTTGTTTACCAGCATCCTCAAGTACTTTTTCTTCCTTTTCGGCTGCTGTCGGTGTTTCGTCTACAACGACGTCTTTATTTTCTTCCATGATATAATATTATAAAAATGTTTGCAGTTTTTTTATCTAGGCTCAAACTGCTCTAAGCCAAATCCACCCAAAGTATCAAATCCTGCAGATTCAAACTTTTTAGGTGGTTTATTATTTTTTCTTTGATCTATTAATTCAGATTGTTGAGAAGCTTGTATTTTTGTTCTTTGATCTTTCCTATCTTCTTTAAACTTCTCTTTATCTTTAATTACATTTAAATCAGCGTCTTTAAGCTGCATATTCATTTCAAACTCTTTTTGCATTAGCATCATTTTTATTTCAGCTTCTTTTTCTAATTTTTGTGTGTCTAATTGAGCTTCAATTTGTGCCAATTGAGCTTTACTTTGTGTTATAGCTTGTTGTTTTTGAACATCTGCTTGCGCAGCTGCTTGCGCAGCTTGTGCATTAGATTGTGTTTGCATTTGAATATTTTCTTGTTGTATTTGTCTATCCTGCTCAAATTTTTGTTTTCTCCTTAATTTTAATAATTGATTAGCAAGCTTTAAATTTCTTATTTCTCTAATATCAATAGCATCTTCTAAATTAATTTGTTCTTTTTGAAGAGACATTTGTATATTGTTTTCAAGTAATTGTTTTTCTTCTTCATCTGGCGCTAATTCTAAAAATATACCAAAATCATGCAGCTGTAATTTTTTCATATCTTCTAATGCACCTACATTAGATTTTCCTATAGCCTGTATAAATGATTTACGTGTTGGGCTATATTCTAATACATCTGATATTCTAAGCGATATTGCTTCAGCTGTTTTTAATGTAAGATATAACCCACCTTGCAATATGTGTCTTGTTGCTGTATTTGAATTTGCAGCAGCAATTTTTTGTAATCCTACTAATGCGTTTTTATCTGGTGTTGAACCATCTCTTGCTTCATTTAGCCCTGTTACATCACGTAACATTTGTAAATAATAATTATATGAATTTATTAAACTAGATATTTTAGCATTTGCTCCAGAAGATTGTAATTCTTGTACCGGAACTTTTCCGTTATTAAATTCACCGTCTTGTGTCATTGATCTACCAATAACTGATCCTGTTTGAAAATACATATTCAGTGCTTCTTGCGCATTGTAATTTGTGCCATTACCCAAATCAATTTCAGCAATACCATCAGCATCTAAATATACACCGTCTGGTACCATTCTTGATAATACCTGTTGTAACTTTAAATGAGTTATTTGAATCATATCAGCAAATGTTGTCATTCTACTAACAAGCGACTCAACTTTACCTTTATATATTCTCGGTGCAACTATATTATAACTAAACTGTGCTTTAACTGTATTTGACTTTGGTCTTGTCATGTTTTCAGCTAACTGCCATTTTAGTAATTTATTAGTACCAATGATTTTTGCGCCTTCATATATTACTTCAATAGTCCTTGATGATTTTTCAAATCTTGATCTTGAATCTTTTGGCGGGTCAAAAGTATCGTCTTTTTTAATTGCTTTCGATGCACCCGTTGACGTTTCTTTTATTTTATGCACATCATCTCTATATGTTTTATACTCAAAATATAATACATAAGCATATGCGTCATCTTCATTATCTTTACCAGCGTATGATTTGTTGTATAGTTTAACATTGGTTCCTTGCCCCTCTACATCTTTTCTTATATCTTCTTCTGTTAAATGTGGAAATTGTTTTTTTAAATCAACTACAGATACTCTTCTTATTTCACCCACATAATATATATCATCAAAATGAGGTGATTCTGTATAAGAATAAACCAAATCAGCTGGATCAACATATTTTATATTTATCCCTTCTGAAGTTGTGTATTCATTTTTAACAGCCCCTATACCTAAAACAGTTATATCATAATCTAATCTTTTCTTTATTAATTCATATTTATTATGATCAAATACATTATTTATAGCTTCTTCTTCTGCAATTTCAATTGAATCTTTATAATCTAGTTGCATATGCAATTGCACTTCCTCTTCTGTTTCTGGTAAAGTATTTCTATCTGTTTTAAATATATCAATTCCAGTTTCTTTTTTTACAGAATCTTTATATTCTCTAGTAAACATGTCTTCTAGTAAGTTTTGAACATGCTTTGTTCTTTTTTGTACTGAAGCGGGGTCCTGTGAATATGCTTTTATATCATATGTTCTTTCTGCAATACCATTTACAACTATATCTACAAATTTTGGTATGATAGGTACTGGTTTCCAATCTAAGTTTAAATATGATAAATCACCGTTTACAGATAATTCGTCTTTATATTTTTGTATTGATTGTTCACCCCTAGCATATAATTTTAAACGGTGAAAATTGTCTCTGTTAGCATAATACCTAGCTGTACCAGAGTCTCTTTTAAACCATTCTGATTCAACTGCTTTTGCAACTTCTAAACCATACTTTTCACTTGCTTTCTCAGCATTTGAAACTGCTTGGCTTGGGAATATGCCTTTTGGTAATAAATCCATCTATTTTATTATTTTTGAAATACTTCCTTTGTTATCATATTTTTTGAAACCAAAATCTAAAACTTTTGTTTGTCTTAATTGTTTTGGCTGGTATAAGTGTCTATTGCATGCCATAATTGCAAGCCCTGAGCTTATTGCGGCATCGTGCTTGGTTCTATTATTTATATTAAATTTAGACCAATCATTCAGTGTTGCATTGAAATATATGTTTCCATAGCTTCCATCTTCTTGTAATCCTACAAATTTATCTATATAAGATTCAATAGCCGCAGCGTGAATTTGTTTTATATCTTCAGATGTATTAGGTATACCACCTATTTCTTTTTCAGCTGTAGATAATTTATTTCTTGTTTTATCTGGCCTATTCATAGAATATCCTCGATACCCTCTTCGTTTTAAATAATACAACAATCTTGGTTTGTTATTTTCTGCAAGAAGTGGCATCCCATAAAATACTAATGCCATAAGTACATCTTCAAAAAATATTTCAGCGGTTTGAGGTCTTGCAATATATTCTAAAAAGAATGAATTGATTGGTGCATCTTCCATACTAAATTTAGTTAATCCATGTAATGCACCTTTTGAACCTCTTCCATCAGTTGTACCTGATATATCATAAGAGTCACATCCAAATGCCCCTATATGTTCGTTTCCTGGATACTTGCCCCCATTTTTAGTTATTACATGGTTTTGCAAATTTAAACTAGGAATCCAAGATATATTAAACCTTCCATTTAAATCAGGCATAAAAATTACTCTTGAATCTTTAATACCATTTTCCCATTGGAAGTTTCCTTTTGTTACAGCCCCTGATGTTAATACACCGTCGTTGTAATCTATTTGTTCATATATTTTTTGTAAATTAAATATACTGTTTTTTGTTTCATCTCTGAACGCATGTTCTTCTGTACGCGGGAACTGTCTATAAAATTCATTTAATCCATCTTGATCATTTCTTAATCCATCTGCTTCATTCTCCCAGTGTTCTATTATGCCAATGTCGATTTGATCACCATAGGGTCCCTCAACTGGAGTTCCGGGCGTATCGAATACAGGTATTCCATAAGAATCAATGAATCCTTCGTAGTTCCATTCCATAGGTATGAACAAACTATATAATCCCGAGCTAGTCTGTCCATTGCGGTTTCTTTTTGTAACGTCTGAGTCATAGTATAGTTTTTTGAAGTTATCTCCACCTTTATCTAAGGCATTAGAAGTAGACCCCATCATACATTTCCCTATTATCCTACTTCCTAGTCTCAGCGTTGTTTTAGTAACACGCCAGTTATTTAATATATTATCAGGTCTTTCCCATTTACCTGATTCATCGTGAACAAGTAATTTTAACTTTTCACCATCATAAGAGTTGTCCCCTGTGTTTTTCCAATCTATTGTTGTATCGAGCCCTTCGAGCGCGTCGGCGTTGGACTTGGTTGTACTGGTGATGGACTTTCTAGTGAGTTTGGAAGCGGGGACACGGTAGGCCAGCTCTGTCTTTGGCCTGTCCATTCCATCTTGTATTGGTTTGAAGAAAAATGGGTAGTGGGTTGATATGGGTACCACCTTGTCGGTAAACATCTTCTTTGCATCTGCACCAGTCTTCGATAAGATTCCGAATCTAGCATCGGAACTGATAGTAGCTTGGTTAACTGTTTCACTCGATGACATGAAGCTAAATCCAGACCGTCTATTCTTGAGGTAGCAAATTCCGTAGCATCTATTATCTGCCTTGCAAGCTTCCCAGAATATGAAGAATAATCTGTTTGCTTCTCTAAACTCTGGTCTCCCAACATCAATTTTGGACCACTGCAAGTAATTGTAATGAGAGCCAGTAATGTAAGTACTACGACCTTTGTTGCGAAACCAAAAGCCTTCTTCGCGTCTGGTAAATTCTCTATCAATGTATGCATGCCATGTTTCTTTAAATTCCGTTGGATATGTTTGCCAATCAAAAATTGTTTTTATATTTTTTAATTCAGCTGGATAATCTTCAGGCGTCCATTTATCATATTTGCTATACACATCTTTT